TACTTACTTTAAGAAAAACTGTGGGATCAACCGTTAGTACCGTCGTTTCAATAGACACGACTGGAAAGATTGTTAACGGAATTATTGACGGAGGGGTGGAGCTCTAGTTGGCTAGGTATGGGACCCGACCATATGCCAGCACCAGTCCCCCCGGGTTTAAGTACGGCGAGTCTCTTAGTCAGACATACTCTGTTGCACCGTTTACGGCCCTTGCATTAGACCACTCTAGGGTTTACTTATCTTTTACGGCACCTAAGTCTGGCTACACTAAATTCCGGCTACTTCGTAACCAAGACGCAATTCCGGACAATGAAGAAGACGGCCAGATCCTTCTTAATCTTGAGGGGGATGATCGTAGTCAGGTCAACTCTTTTGCCAGCAGTGGCTACATAGATGGAACGTACGGAAACGATATCCCGTCGTTAATTTCTAATAAGTATGTCTTCTACACTATTTGGCTGTTTATTAATGACAACTCATTTAAAGGCTGGCTTCCTGCTGGTTATGCCTCGACGCTTGTTGCACAAAACGTTGGAAGATCTCTACTTACAGGTCAAGTTACTTTAGACGAAACAATCTCCACCGATCGGTCAGAAACAACACTGGACCGACTTATCAACATGCTTTCTCGGACATACTTTACTGAGACTGGAAGCCCCAATGACGCGGTAGATACCTCGTCAACTTTGTACGCGTTTCTTGACGCATTTGCGTACACACTAGATGAGATTCAAACATTGGCGGATTTTGTAACTCCAAACATTAACCAAACCGACATGGTCTCCCCCATGTCTTTTGTCAAAACAATTGAGTTAGGTATTTCCCCCGAAGTACGCACGAGCAACCGGCACCAGCGTGCGTTAATTCGTGAATCAAATTACATTTTTTCTAGAAAAGGGACCCTTAAAGCTTTATCAACTTTGGTAGAGAGCATGACTGGGTATGCCCCAATAATCACACCCTCACCAAACTTAATGTTGAGCGTACAAGACTCGACTTTTATTGGACACCAAATAGGAAACTGGTATGGGACCGGAGCCACAATTGCCAGCGATCCGTACACGGTCCCCCCGACCGCCGAAACCCTGTCGTATGACAAGGCATACACGGCAAAAGTTGTTCCGATAAAAGCTGGCGGGAAAGTCAGCAACGGAAGTAACGCACCTAAAACAAAAGGCATACCGGTTTCTGGTGGAAAATCTTACAAGTTCTCTTATTACCAAAAACTTAACTCAACAGCCACCATTACAAGCACTCCGACGATCAACTGGTATGACGGTCAAGGAACACTGATATCTTCAGCTACGGCTACCCCTGTTTCAGTAACAACTTCTTGGGCCAAGGCGTCTGTAACAGCAGTCGCTCCGGGTGGGTATGCGGACATTGTTTCCGCTTCATCGGTAGCCTCTACTGGGGTTGTCACTCTTGTTTTAAGTGATAAAACAGACATGAGTATGTTTACCACGTCCGCTCCATACAACACGATTACGGTTACCGCTGGAAAATTTGGCGCAGCAAACACTACCTACACAATCACTTCTGTAAACACGGGTACAAAAACAATTCAATACATCTATTCCAGCGCAACAGACATCTCGAGCACTTCGACTTCAGGCCGAGTGTACGCAACAAATCAATCGGTGTACGCATCTGTTGAGGTCCCGTTTAGCGCGGCCCTTTCCTCAAACTACGTTTCCTTGGACTTAGTGCAGTTCTCGGACTCAACTGTCACTGATTTTTATGAGGCTCGAGGTGTAACGGTATACGTGGCTCCGTCAAAGATCAACCACCTACCAAACCCGAAGCTAGCGACAAACACGGGCTGGACTACGTCTGGAACAAACGGCTCCAGTGAGACGATCAAATTGCTTAAGTCTGTATCCGAGGACAGCACTAAGATTGGTGAGCTTACCTCGGGAGAATCGTTCACGTTCTCTGTATACGCCTTGTCCGATAAGTTCTTGTCTGGAGCAACTACGGTAAACGCCTATATCCGTGTATTGGACGGCAGTACCGAAGTTGCTGTTGGGACAAAATCAATGGTAAACGCGTGTTTGCTGAGCAAACCGCTATTGGATTCCTCCACGGGTTGGACCGTAAATAACGCGACCCCCAGTGCAATTTCTACCAGCCCGCTTCCATCTGGAGTAGGGATGGGATCCGCGTACACAAAGTTGGCTCAAACATCTGGTAACCCGGAGATTTACACAGTAACCGATTACCTCGCTACTCCGGGCAACACTTACACGTTTAGCATTTACGCAAAGTCTGGCGATGGTTCAGCAAAGACTGGCACCCTGTTTATCTCCGCATACGATGGTACCGCTTCAACTCCGGTACGGTTAGCGACGGCCTCAAAACCTATCTCAATCCCAACAAACTGGACTGCCGGAGGATCCTCGGACGGACCCTTCACAGTTACGGTCACGGTCCCAAATGATTACACCGGGACCAATAGTAGGGTCCGTATTGCGGCAGGAATAACCGGTTACTCGGGAGCAAACCTGTTTGTAGCTGCGGCAAACTTAGTTGATGCAAACCCCACTTCAGCGGTCTTGTCTAAAACAACCACTAGGTTTGAAACGACTGTGGCAGTCCCGCTTACTCTGGAAGCCCCCACAATTGAGGTTAGTGTTGCAGGTAAGTTTAACGGGGAAACGTTAACTTTTTCTCAGGCACAACTCGAAGAAAGCTCTAGGGCTACAGATTACTTTGACGGATCAACATTGGCTGACTCCGGTGAAACGTCGTGGTATGGAACTACAGATAACTCTAAATCGATGACTTACCACAGCCGTGGTTACGTGTTATCTCGGCTTCAAAACGACATTGAAGAATTTTTGCCAATGAACACCCCGTACCGTATTGAGGTTGCTTCAAGCACTGATGCGGGTCGGTTCGTTGACTGGGGTATTGCGTAGTGTAACCTGTCCACATGGACATTTTACAAAGCGTGATCGTAAGCGGGCTCGCATCCGCTTTTGTGCTTGCCGTTATTCAATCAGTATTTGCACGCTGGATGACGACTCTGATCAACATCATTTTGCTACCGATCATCGGATCCTTGTTGTTGTGGGGGCTTGGGGTTACAGGGACCGAACTTGTGGTCGCCACCCTTGGTTCGTGCATGACATCCACTCTGTGTGATACTCTTACCCGCTACTTCAATAAGTAAGTAGGGAAGAGGGAGCATGAACCTACCACCGGAGTTTTTTTCGACCCCCCTAAACCACCCTGAGTTTAGGTTGATCGTCTCGTTGTACCACCTCTCCGGCCCTGAGAGGCTCGTAGACGCCACGATGGTTGAACTTGAGGTGCTTACTGGTATGGGTGCTGAAAGCCTTAGGAAGGCTCTCAGGGGGCTCGAGAAGGCCAATCTAATCGAGACTAAGCGCACCAAACGGAACTTGGGGAAGTACTCCAAGAACGTTTACACCCTGTTACCATCCCACGAAAACGAGGGGTTAGTTGAGTTACCACCCCTTGAAAACGAGGGATCAACAGGTAACTATATGTCAGGTGGCTTAAGTAAGCTATATAAGCCACTAGTACCTAGTACTACAACTACTAATAAAGTCATTAGGGGTGCATTCTGCACCCAAGGTTCGGAGGAAACAGTGAGTCCAGTCTGGAAAGACCCTGACGACGGTGTCGGAGGCTTCGGCCTCTTTGAGGAAGAGCTGGAGGCGAAGATTACCCCAGCCAAGATCAACCGTCTTGACCCAAAGACTCGCGGTCATCGGCCACAGCAAGAGTGGACCCCGACGGATGTTGCAACAGAGTTTTCCCAACGTTTGAAGAAGAAGTACCCGTTTACTCCCGGCATGGTTAACGTTCGTGACCTTAGCGGTGCATTGACCCGTAACCGCAAGGACTACGACATGACACCGCTGGTAGAGCTTGAGGTCATGGAAATGTTCTTTGAGGATGAACGCAACCTTCGCACAGCCAAAGAAAACTGTGCGTTAGCTCATCGGGCATTTTTGCAGTTCTTTAAATTCAACACCGAAAAAGCGATGGATCGTCTCGGACTCGACACGCCGGTACGCGTACCGGACGGGGTTGAACAGTCGGAGCGGTATGTTTATGCTCCCGACGGACGCAAGTTCGACAACTCTATGGCCGGAAGGAAGGCCATGGAACGCCACACACTTACTTTGAAGGAGAACGCATGAACAGTTTGTTAGGGACCGAGTTTGAGTCATACGACATTTTGAGCAACGCGATTGTTTGCTCCAAGACCGCAGCAATGAAGTCCATTTTTTCTCAAGCATTAGCAGAGTTGGTGTTCAACGAATGGGAGTCTGAGGACCAATACCGCGAGTCACACTCAGAGGTTCTTTCTGTTGCAGACGCAATTCTGAAGGCAGCCGGAAAATGAGCTACTCATACAACGATCTTTCGTCACTAAAGAAGAGTTGGTTAGCGTACCACTCCAACATCCCTCGTCGTTTTTGGGGATGGGAACCTTCTGACATTGAGAAAGACCTCGGCGAGTTTGACCCTCGTATCACTACATGGATTTCTGACGCACTTGCCGGAGAGATCATCATGAAGCCCGGGGCTCTTGGCACCACCGGAGTGGGACTGTTGTTTGATGGTAAGCCCGGTCGCGGTAAAACGACCCACGCCGTCATTACGTTGACCGAGTTTGTTCGCCGTCTTCCAGAGGATGCCCAAGAGCTTTCTCGTATTTTTCGCGCCAAGCCAGAAGACGTCACCAGCAAGTTTCGCCCCGTCTACTACCTGACTTGGGTTGAGCTTCTTCTCCGCAAGAAAGCCCTCATCAACTGTCCTAAAGAGGACCGTGAACTTCTCTTTGAGGAGATGGAAGGGTTCCACGGACGGTCTAAGCACGACCACTTGAACGTTCGTATTCTGTTCCTTGATGATCTCGGAAAAGAGTATGGGACCAAGTACGATGACTACAGCTTTGACGAGGTAGTCCGTACTCGCTACGACCGTGGTCTGCCCACGATTATCACGACCAACGTAGCTCAGGAGGACTGGGACAAGCAGTACTCGGAGGCCATGGGGAGTTTCTCCCACGAAGCCTTCCAAAGGATTACACTTGATGGAAAGGACCTTCGCCGTTGAGCAAGTTAGGAGCTGGAATGACCTCTTGGTACCCGTTACAGTTCTTCCTATCCACCGAAGGTGTATGCGAAGTTGAGGCCGACTCAAATAATTACCAGAACCTTCGTTGTACTTGTAAGTCTTTTCGTGCAACCAAGCGCTGTAAGCACACTCGGTTTATCTCAAAGAAAATAGACGACAACGACGGTAAGTTCGCTATCGCTGTAAACGCTGACGATGTTTCTGATCAAGACATTGAAGTAGCGATGACTTCCGCCGAGACTCTTCGCGATTTTCTTTTGCACAAATCTAAGATCGAGTTCATCAAATGATGAATGGGGATATCTCTAATGAGACTCCCCCACGTATTATCGTGACGATTGATGTTGTGGTCGAGTCGGACCTTAACGAGGAGCGGAGGCTTATCTTTGGAAGCAAAACTACCCGAAGGGTCTTGGGCCTTAATAACCCCACCCTGTCCATGCTGTGGAACAAGTCCTATCAATATGGATTGGCAGTAGAACTCGCCGCGTTTGAAGATGATCTTTGGACGCAAGAAGACATTGACAAGCTGATGTCTCGACTCGACAATCGTGGAGGCAACCCATTCAATTACGCCGAGCTTTACCCGAGCATCCCCGACTTTGTCGGAGAACTTCCGTACCGTACAAACCTCAAGGGTGTCATCGATATCCCGCAACGTCTGCTACGCTACGGTTCTTGGGGGCTTGACCTAGACGGTCTCTAAACACAAAACGAGGGAAACATGGCACACGATAACGAATACCGGCTTATTAGCAAAGCCATCTTGGACCGGAACATCATCCCGGTTCTTGAGCAGGGAATTACCGAGGAATGGATTGTCGACGATGATCTTCGTCGCGTCTGGAAGTTTGTGCGCGAGCACTACGCTCGCTACAAAGAGGTCCCTACCTACACCACGGTTCGTGACAACTACCCAAACTTCAAAGCTGTTGAGGTTGAGGACACGATTGATTATCTGATTGACCAGATGATTTCGTTCCGTCGCCGTACCTTGACCCTCGAGGGCGCAAACGCTGTCGTAGAGAAGCTTCAAGTAAACGACCACGAGCAAGCCATCGCAGAGATGCAGAAGACCGTCACAGTTGTGATGGAGCAGGGCTCAGTCGGAACTAACCACGTAGACCTTACGCGTGACCCCGAGGCTCGTTTTCTTGAGTACGAGAACGTGCAGAACTCTGTTCTTCTTGGAATCCCTACAGGATTTGAGCAGATCGATGAAGCCACAGCAGGACTTCAGGGAGGACAGTTGATTACCGTCATCGCTCCCCCCAAAACCGGTAAATCGCAGATTGCTTTGCAGATGGCTATTAACGTTCACAAGGCCGGAAACGTGCCTATGTTCCAGAGCTTTGAGATGAACAACCACGAGCAATCACAGCGTCACGACTCAATGCGTGCCCACATCTCTCACACCAAGCTCCGTCGCGGCTCCCTCTCTGATCTCGAAGAGAAGCGGTACTTCCAGATGCTGACCGACATGCAGGATGAAAAGCCGTTCCACCTTGTCGACGCTGTCAACGGTCTGACAATCGACGCGTTGCTCGCCAAAGCGGACCAACTTAAGCCAGACATCATGTTCGTCGACGGCGTGTATCTGATGCTTGACCAAGTAACCGGTGAAGCAAACACCCCGCAAGCACTGACTAACATCACGCGTGGGTTGAAGCGTGTTGCACAGCGGTTGAACATTCCTGTTGTCATCACCACCCAGACCCTGCTTTGGAAGATGAAGGGCGGTAAGGTTTCCGCAGACTCCATTGGTTACTCCTCCTCGTTCTTCCAAGACTCCGATGTCATCCTTGGTTTGGACAGCGACGAGGCTTTGGAGAAGCAGCGCGTACTTCGCGTGGTTCAGTCCCGTAACTGCGGGCCTGCAAACGCTCCCCTCATCTGGAATTGGGAAACCGGTTGTTTCCACGATGAGTCCGAGCGTGACTCTTGCAAGTACTGCGCCACCGTAGACTGGGGGGTCATGTAATGGACATCGAAGCAGTCCTCGATGAGCTCGAGGTAT